GAAACGGAATACATAAGCCGATTTTTAGACTTGCTTACAACATTTTGCAAAAAGTACAATGTAATAATATTCTTAGTTGCTCACCCTCGAAAAATGGATAGGATTGGAACCGCTTACAATATACCAACGCTTTATGATATTAACGGGAGCGCAAACTTTTACAATAAGTGCGATTACGGTATAATTGTACATCGAGATTTTGTAGATAAGAAAACGATTATAAACGTTCAAAAGGTAAAGTTTAAGCATTTAGGTGACGGTGGTCAAGTCGAGTTAGTTTATAATTATGTTAATGGTCGATATGAAAAAGAAGGTTCAAGCGTTGACCAATGGGATAACTCAAACTACTTACATCACAAAGCAATTGAAAAAGAACATGAGCAAACTTTTGAGGAGTTAGTCAAAGACATTCCTTTTTAGCCTCAACCAAAAGCAAATAATACTAACTAATACGTAAAGCAAGTAATTTGTTCAACTCACTAAAAAACAGTATATTTGACTATGAAAAAAGGTAATATGTATGAATTTGTGGATATAAAATGGAATCCACTTGCAGGTGAATGTTTTCATCGGTGCGGGTATTGTTCGACTGAATCATTTAAGCGTTATCCTGGATGCAAAACTAAGTACAGCGGATTACCAAGAATTGATGAAAATCAAATAAGCAAAAATCTAGGTAAAGATAAATTCGTATTTGTAGTTTCTCAAAATGATTTATTCGCCTGTGATGTAAAAAAGGAAATCATTGATGAAATAGTTTATAGATGCAGAAAAAGTGATAGTACATTCTTATTTCAAACTAAAAACCCATTTAGACTTCATGAAATGCTAAATGATATACTTTTCCCTGAAAAGTCTATATTTTGTATTACACTAGAATCGAATAGGCATTATAAGGATAAAATGGGATTTGCTCCATCTCCATTTCATAGATATCTATCAATAGTTGATATTAGAAAAGAATTTCCTAAACTTGATTTTCATGTAACCATAGAGCCTATAATGAATTTTGACTTGAAAGCGTTTGTTGAAATATTAAGAGTAATAATGCCATCGCAGGTAAATATTGGAGCAGACAGTAAAAGAAATAATTTAATCGAACCATCAAAAGATAAAATATTAGCATTAATTGCAGAACTTGAAAAGTTTACTAAGGTAGTTCAGAAGTCGAATCTTAAAAGGCTGTTAAAGTGAAAAAACCAAAGAACATACCCACGCTAAAGAAAGAGCTGCTTATCTTGATTTCGAGATACGTCAAGCTGAAGTATGCCGATGAAACAGGACGAACTAAATGCTTTACCTGTGGAACTCCGATAAAGATAAATACATCATTTTGTCAAGCTGGGCATTGCTTTAGCAAGTCAGGTTATCCAGCATTGCAATTTAACCTCGATAATATTCGATGCCAGTGTGACAGCTGTAATATTACTTTGAACGGTAACGAAGCGGAGTTTAAGAAAAGGCTAATGTTAGATATAGGGCAAGAAAAGTATGCATGGCTCGAATCGCACAAAAACGATACAGTAAAACTTGATAGAGAAAAAATGAGTGAGCAAATTGCAACGTATAAACTTTTGATTGATGATATGTCTAACTAATTTTTAGCAGGTCAAAGGAAAAGGTTTTTAGTTTAAACAAGTAGAAGCATGCAAGCAATCCAATTAAGTTTATTTGATGAGCCAAAAGAAAGCATTTATAATGAATACTTTCAAAAGCACTACGGTTGGACTCCAAAAGTTGGATATAATGCTTGCATTCATACTACTATTGCACTAGAAAATATGTATAACCCTATAAAACTCTACTGTATGTTTGCCAAAGTAATTGTAAAGGAAATTAAAGGCGATGAGGCATTTTGCGAAACAACAGATGAGTGGGTTAAGGCAGTTGAAAAAGCACAAAGTAAGCCAGAATGTAAAGACCTGTTCAGGGTTAAGCTAAAAGACTTAGGAATGTGTTTTAACCAATAACAACAACACAACAACATTGCACAAATATTACACAATAGTTAACAATTGACGTATTTTTGTGCAAAATAAACCAAACTAAAAAGTAGAGTATGAAAGCAAAAGACCAAAAAGAATTTAATGAGGAAGCGTTTAATCTTGTTGAATCAATAAGATGGTATGATGATTGGGAGGAAAAATTAGGCAAAAGGAATAAATCAGCATTAATTATACTACATAATGCAAAAGGAATAGCAAAATTAAATTTAAATAAACTAATTGATGACAATAAAACATACTACGAATATTTTATAAAATGACCTTTTTGCATCGTATAAACAAAAGATAATCAAACAACTAATGTTTTTTGAGTTTTTAAATTTGACCGTTAACCAAAAATAAGCTATATTTGCAGCATGGATAAAAGTATATACAACATATCTTATGTAAGATATTTCGACATGCAAACTAAAACACTAGTTCCATTTGTCGTTTATCCATGCTATTCGAATATCGGATTAATCTATCTTAACTAATGGCTGGAGCTCCTTACGGAAATAAGAACGCTGAAAAGTGGACGCTAAGAAAAGCAACCATGCTTTTTAATGATGCTATTGACCTATCTAATGAAATAGAAACATATTACATAAAGGTTAACGATAAGGCTGTTGAGGTTAGAGGTTATACTTATGATTTTATCGGAGAAATTGCTAGAGAACTTGGAACATTTCACGAAATATTCGAACATCTTGCCAAAAGATTTCCAGCACTTCAAAGATTGCGTAATGAGTTGAATAACAACATACAATCAAATTGTTATTCGAACACAAAAAAAGGGATTATAAGAGAGGCAACAGGAATAGTAAATTTAAAGAGTAATTGGAAGTGGAGGGATAGGGCAGATGTTACTTCTGATGATAAAGAAATAAAGGTTATTCCCACTACAATAGTTTTCACGAAGCCAACCAATGAGCAATGAGGTTAAAATTTCAGATAAGTTTGAGCCGCTTTTCAGATTGCTCGATGATACGTATCACCCAGAAATTGATACGGTAATAATAACAGGTGGCCGCTACTCTTTAAAATCTTACTCAGTTTCAATATTTTCTTTACTCGCGCTAACAGACTATCAATGGGATGTACTTTATACTCGATACACCAATGAGTCAATAACCGATAGCGTTAAGCCTGAGGTAAGCGATAAAGCAGAACTACTCGGTAAGGTTGTTAATGATACGAATACCCACATTGAGAAAGGCAGTAATAGAATAGCCTTTAAAGGAATAAAAACAGGGTCTAAGCAGCAAACGGCAAACCTTAAATCATTAAGCGGGTTTAACCTTTTTGTAAACGATGAGGCTGAAGAGTTACCAGATTACAAAACGTTTAAAAAAATATTCTATTCGATACGTTCAACAAGTAAACGCAATCTAAACATACTTATCCTTAACCCAACAACTAAAGACCATTGGATATTTCAGGAGTTTTTTGAGAAAAAAGGCTTAGAGGGTGGTGAGAATTGTATAGTTGACAATGTAATGTATATTCATTCGAGCTATTTAGACTGCGATTTCAGCATAATGCCAAAAAATATACTAGCAGACTACCAAAGGCTAAAAGAGGAAAACCCAGATGAGTATGAGAATATTGTTATGGGTGGATGGATAACTGAACCTGAAGGGATATTACTACCTAAGTCTAAATTAAAGTTTGCTACATTTCCGCCAGAAAAAGCCTTATATCGTTTTGCAGTTGGGGACCCATCGAACAAGGGAGGTGATAAGTTTCCTGTTATGTTCTGTGAGATATACCAAATTGAAAGCAAAGTTATATGTTTTGTTCGGGACGTAATCCACTCGGTTGATGGGGTAGATGCAACAGTAAATAGAACCGCTGAAAAGTTGGAATTTTACAAATCAGAGCAGATATTCTATGAGTCTAACGGGTTGGGGTTATCGGCTGTACTACTTCAGCAAAAGAATAAACCAGCTTTTTGTGCTGTTGTTCCGTTTAACTCAACCGAAGAAAAGGATGTAAGAATACTTTCGTTTTATGAGTTCGTTGCTAGTCGATTCTACTTTGGCGAAAACTATAAATCAAATAAAGAGTATTCCGCTTTTATTTCTGACTTGACATCTTACTCCAGGGAGAGCGACAATAAGCACAAAAAGGATGCGATTGATTGCGCTTGTCAGGCTGCTAAAATAATGAAATTGAAGTATAAATTATAAATATAGATAAAAACTATATATAGAAATTTGCTATATATAGAATTATTCTATAACTTTGTACAAAAATTATAGGATGGCATTTTGGGACAGGTTTAGAAAAATTCCAAACGTTCAGATTGTAGAAACATCTGGAGATTACAACCCATACGAGATAACATCCATCGGAAACTTAGTTGTTCCTGAAAAGCTGACCGATTCAAACGTTTTTAGCTTGTGTAACTCGGTGGCTGAGATGGATTTTCCTGTTGATTTCTACGCGGATAGGGTTTCAAAACTACGTAAATTTATAGTTGATAGCAAAGGGAATGAGGTTGAGAATACTGAATTAAACAGATTTTTAACTAACATCAACCCTTTTTACTCTTTTTCTGATTTGGTTTATCAGTACGTTTACTCTTTACTATCATACGGGAACGCGCTCAACTATCTATCTGCACCTAAGAGCTATAAGAATTTAACTGTAAATAGCATTAGTAGGTGGGATGTGTTAAACCCTGATTTAACAACTATCGAAGAATTTAACAACGTTTCTATACTTGATTTAAGCGATAAGAAACAACTCATTAAACGAGCAAAATACTCAGAATACTCAGGCAAAGAAAAGGTATTAACCATTGATAACCTATTTATTGATAACTACTCGTTAAGGAAGCAAACGAACTCAGCAATACTATCTAAATCACCTTTATTCAGCCGCAATAAGTCTATCGATATTCTTTTAGCCGTTTACTCAGCTCGATACAACGTTTACGCAAATAATGGCGCAGCTGGGTATTTGGCTAAAAAGTCTTTACAGGCAAATAACGGAGCCTTGGAAAGCATATTCGATAACGTTAATCACCGCGAAAAGATATTAGAAGATATTAATAATCGTAACGGGTTAACAGGTCGTAAAAATCTTTGGGGTATTTCAGGAGTTCCGATTGAGTTTGTAAAGACATTAGCAACCATTAGCGAACTATTGCCATTGGATGAGGTGTTAGAGAATGCGATAAAGATTGCATCTGCATTTCAAATACCCCCTGTTTTAGTTCCACGTAACGACCAAAGCACCTACGACAATCAGGCTGATAGCGAGCGTAGCGTTTGGGAAAATGGAATACTAAGCCTTGATAAAACGGTTAACGAGAACTTAGCGAAGCTATTTGGGTTTGATAAGGTGGGATATGCAATTAAATCTGACTACTCAACAGTTAGCTGTTTAATTACCAACGCAGGCAAAAAAGAAGATATAATTACCAAAAGGTTAAACAACCTTAAATCGATTAAGGAGTTAGACCCAAATGCGGATATTACAAGTGAGGTAAATAAAATAATTGAGCAATATGGAAGCAAATAAAGAGAAAATATACGAGGATAAGCAGGTTTGTAGAGCCACAATATCTACAACAACTGGCGAAGGTTTCGACTTTGAAGCGGTGGCAGTGCCAACGGTTAATGGTCAGTTAAGGTATTCATACGAGAATAACGAGGTATTCAATCAAATATTAAGAATCAATAAGGAAAATATTGATACTTCTCGTTTAGATTCTGGTTTGCCTTTATTTGACAATCACCCTTGGGATAACTCAGCGGAAAACACTTTAGGTATTACAACCTCTTACATATTCGACGAAAGGGGTTTAGTGGTTAGAGCTAAGTTTGGCGCAAGAGCTGACCAGGAGTTAAAAGATGATATCAAAAACGGCATAATTAAAACCGTA